CTTTACGGTAAATGATCTCCATATTTCTTAGAGCAGAGGGTTCATAAAGTTTTCGCGAATAGACTGAATCTTCTCTTCGGCGGCGGCCATCTTCTCAACCTGTACTTCAATCGCCTCAACAATATCAGAATGCTCTCCGATACCGGCTGGGTTGTTAAGATATACATTAATGTTAGCTTTTGCGACGGCGACCTCGCCCTCTAGTTTTTTAATAAGTGCATCTAGCATTTTACTCTCTTTCTTTAATTGGTGGGCCCGGCTGGTATCGAACCAACGACCAAACCGTTATGAGCGGTCCGCTCTACCACTGAGCTACAAGCCCCTTCATTGGCTCCTTCTGCTGGGCTCGAACCAGCGACCTAATGATTAACAGTCATCCGCTCTACCAACTGAGCTAAGAAGGAATAATTGGCGCGCTTACAAGGACTCGAACCTTGAACACAAGTTTAGAAGACTCGGATGATATCCAGTTTCACCATAAGCGCATTGTTGTATTAGTACCAGTCTTGGGTACCATCATTGTGCGTTACTACAATTGTAGCCTCGCTACTAATGTTTTTAACCTTGCGGTAGTGTTCGACATCCTTGTCGGCGAAATTGGTCACACCTTCTTTTAGTTTAAAGGTTACCAGTTCAAAATCTTGATCATAACTCATCATAGTACTCCTGTAAATGATCTACTTTCTTAGTATAGTAATTATAGATGCCAATCGTTAGAAAGGCAAAGAAAAAGTTTAACTGATTTTCATAAAAGTTTAATCGGAAACAGGGAAGGAAGTAAATATCTTTTTCATATGTCCACGTGTTCATAATTTTAAATCTCATACTAAACCTCATTAAGTCGACTTCATCAGAAGCACACTGGGATCGTATTGTTCCACTTACGGTCTTGATACGAACATAAGCCAGTGTGCTTTTGGTGGAGGCGTCTAGCTAATAATCCCACTTTCGAAAGCCACTGTTCAATGCATCAAACTTAGCGATACTGCTCCAATAAGCACCACGCTTTTCATATCTGTAGTTAGAAATCATTACTTTCAGATAGTTGGATTGCTCCCAATCCTTAGCTTTCCTTGCAGCCTTCAGCTCCGCATTCAGGTTCTTCCAGATACGATCATTGACAGCCTTACGCATATCTTCCATATGCTTCAGGCGAGCCTTCTTTTCTTTCCATTCGTACAATAGATACATCACAACAATTTCCTTTCAATCATCTCGTTGAATGAATAGTGGGCCCGTTTGATTACAAGGTGGTGCCCATACCCCGCTGTTATGCCGCTAGGCGGATATCAGATGCAAAATTATCGTTTGCGTTTACTTTAGTTTCTTACGATTACGGTTGCTTGCACACCGGCTCTCCACTTACCTATTCAGCACCAGTCGATCCTAATTCGCCCCCATCAAAAGTACACTACCCGCTTTATCAGATACGTTCCAGACTTAACTGGAATAGTGTACTTTTGGTGGAGGCGCCGGGTACTGCCCCCGGGTCCTGCATACCTTTTAGTTCGCTTCATCGAACATCTTTATTTATATATTGTCTGACTGGCAATATACTCATAATCACTTTTACACTTCCTCGCAGAAGATCTATGGAAGGGTACACGACCTCTATAGGCACATTGCCAGGCTTTTCGACCCTTCCCAACCTTGCGTACTATTGCGACGGTATCCATTGATACTGGATCCCAGCACTCGTAATAGACCTCAGTTGTTTCCTCGTGCCTTACTCTCTTCCAAATAAATTCCATTTAAATAGTCTTTCAATTTAATCAATTCAATCTCACCGTCATCTAAAGTCTTGCTGGCGATACCTCCATTATCTATAAAGTAAGATATAGTATTCTCTATTCCAAGTTGTTCAGCTTGTGGTCTAAACAAAATAAATGTTGTTACAGATCCAATTATATAAGCTCCTAGTACCCAAAGAAAATATTCCATTTATACTCCAGTGCAGAAATCTAGTCTGCGTATTTGTATTGAGACGGGCTGGTCGATAATCCATCTAACCATATAAGCCACATCCAATGGCGTTAGTATTTCGTCTGAATCTCTTTTATGTACATCGATGGCTTCCGTATCAACAAAGTGAGGTCTTAAGTTAGTAACCTTACAATTACCTCTCTTCCATCTATTACTAAGATTGGTTGATTGATAATCAAGTCTAGCTTTATCACTTACATAAGGCATCCATTCATCGAAGCCGTCCTTGCCAAAGTACTGAGGGTAGTCAGGCGAAGTAGCACCTATATTTATAATGTGCTTAGGCATAAACTCCCATTCTTTATAGAACATATGTAAGAGCCTATTCTGACTATCAGGAGCATAAGCATTGTTAATAAAGATATCACAATCCTTAGACTCTTCTACTACCCGTCTCATACTACTAGGCTTTAGAATATTATACCCATTAGTTCTACTAAACCCAATAACATCAAAGTCATTCTCCAGACTATTATAGATAGCCGCTCCAATACCTTTAGTATGCCCAGTCATGCTTATCTTAGTTTTCATTTACTAACCTATTATATTTTTCTAACCATTGACCATATGCGAGAGGCTCTCTGGGCTTAGACATCTTAAGTCCTTCATCTTTAAAGCATTGCTTAAGATCTTTCGCTTCTTTAACACCAAAGAATCTAGATACCATCTTAACTAACCATATACGAAACAGTCTGTCATGATTCCAATAACCCATACAATGAGTCAGCTCATGAATAATAGTGTACTTACTACAACCCGAAGGGCTTAAAGAAACAGTTCTGACCAATCCATCTTGAGCATAACCATTAAGTCGTCTCCTATCACCCATATCCTTAAGCCAGACTAACTCAGTAGGCCATCCATTATCCTTCCACATCTTAGATTTAGTAATACGTTTAAAGAACTTCTCGGCATCTTTTTTAGACATACACTCTTTAATGTCAGGATACATCTCCAGATACTTCCATTCAGCACTATAACACTTAGTCTGCTGACTATCACGAAGATGAGAATGCTTCCCACGTTGGTGATTATACTTACGCCTCTGACGCTCAACATACTTATTATATTTGTCTATTGTACTCAACTACATTTCTCCCATACAGTAACAAAACAAGTTCTTTCCTTATCACATACATGATAATATTGATGCAACATACTAGCCGAATGACATATAAAGTCATAATCCTTAGGATAGTAATCTTTCTTCATAATAGTTATAGGCCCACAATCACTATCTGACTTATAAGTACAGATTACTACCTGACCATCGTCACCGTGATGATGCAAAGGCGTATATTGACCCTCTAAAGAATACTGTACACTCCACGTGCGAGTTAATTTATGCGAAGCACCAAGAAGATTCCGCAAAAATTTTTCCTGCCATTGGATCATCCTATTAACATACGGTATAACACGATAGTCACTATCCATAAAACATTCGAAGTTAGCTACCTCACCTTTAGATCCTATACCGAAGTGAAGCTCGTCCTGATTACTTACTAAGTTATCGAACGTACTATGCATATCCTCCGGAAGACTAGATATCTTAAGTCCAATCATACATGTAACTCTTTCAAATGCTTACACTTTCCACCTCTATACTTATAACCAGGACAGGTACAACTAACTATACCATCACGTCTGGCGACGTCATATGTATTACCCTTACTACCTTTAACTTTGATACTAACATCCTTAATGGCCTTATGACTATACTCTACATTATCTATAGAGATGACACGATGTTTATTAATACGACCAATAAAGCCATTAATAGAATGTCTCTCATACTTAAAATGTATGTACTCATTATCCTCATCTACAATCTCACCCCTATAAGTCTCTATAGGATTAATAACACCAGAGGCATATAGATGGACAGACTTATGTAATACATGTTGTACTTTCAATTCAATCATTTAATATCTCCATTATAATAATTATAGTACAACACACGTTTTAAGGCCACAACTATCTATGTGTATCACAGGATAAATCTTCCACACCCTTCCAATAATTGCGATGTAGTTTATCAATAACAGTATTCCAATACATACGGCCCCATGATCCTGGAGTACATCTATAAGAACACTCATAGGCATTCTTAATCCTCTTAATGTATAGCTCTCTATTCATCGTCTATCTTATTACCATAGTAGTCATGGGTACCATCTCTAAAGGCCTTCTTTCGTTCTTCTATGATTAACGTTGATACGTATATACAGAACGACATAGAGGTAATAAAGACCACCGCCATTAATGTAGTCATAAAGTCCATAGTTAGTCTCCTTGTATGATTAATAGTCCGATAGCTAGGTTAACTAGAAATAGACCTATTGTTGTGAGAATTGGTTCCATCATTTTTTATCTCCGAAAAATTTTGCGCGGGAAAAATTTCTATATCTGAAAACGGTTTGGCTCATTCTTAGCTCGCTCGTATAACCCTACCCTATAGTAACCTGATATATCCCGAAAGTCCTGCTGTGTTTATATCTACGCTGAGAGATACATGGTGAACTCTCTGCCGTCATATGGCTGCAAGTCACTACCTCTCATATAGCCGAACCATGGCTCTCCATCTTCACCTGGCTCCATATGATGCCATTGTCCGTGATTGAACTTACCATATACGGAGACATCATGACTGGCCGCTAGCTTATTCCATATATAACGGCCGCCTGGACTCTGAGCTTCTCCAGCCTGTATGACTATATCTAATGCTTTAACTAGATGCTTATATAGTTTAGGAGCCAGTCCCATTCCTCTGAACTTCTTATCCATATGTACTATATCTACGTGCCATGTAGGACTACTCTTACGTCTATGTACCTTAGACATCTCCATGTTCATTACGATCTTATAGTCAGATATAGTAGCGAACGTAACATTCATATGGTCGTCCTCTCTAGATACCCATATGGCGATATCCATATAGTACATAGACTTAACACGTACGTACAACTCATCCCACTCCTTGAGAGCGATAGGGTCGAAGAAGCCTAGATTCTGATTAGAAGTCTTAGAGAGCTCAATCTTATCCATCTATAACAACCTCTGTCATCTGATAACAAGAAGAACACTCAACAACCTCGCCTGGGACAAGATCATTAGATACCTCGGTACCACAGCACTCTGTATACTTACTATCAGAGATATCCATATCAACCATATAGTCGAAGTCAGGGCGGGTATACTGAGATACCTTACTGTTCTCTTGTTCTATTAACGCTACGTAATCATTGAGTTTCATATTATATCCTTATCTTATTATTAATAATAGCCACTAACTGGTTATTAGGCAACTACTTTATCACCATATAATTTCATACGACGTGACACAAAGCCCAAAGACTCCATAGCATCCAACGGAGAAGACTCACTAACTAACTTAACATACTGCTCAACAGTAGCGTTCTTACACAAGAAGTTTCTCCAAGATCTCCATGGCTTCGAACCATACTTGAAGCGAGCGATGAATAACGGCTTACCAACACCAACCCAGCTGGGATGACAGTTCGGTTGAACCTCGTCCATAGTAGGCTGACCAACATACTCACCTTCATACATTAAGTACATACCGTCCCAATTGAACTTTTCTTTATTAAACTGTGTCATAATATTATCCTTATTCTTAATTATACACGAAGTATAGTCACTAAACCGTTTTAAGGCAACTACTTTCTCCCTTTTAATTAACTTTTTTAAAGCCAACCATAGCGACTTCATACTTGTCACCATCACAGAACATACAATCACCCATCATAGTAGAACGTGCACCATATACAGTACCATCTTTACCTACAGGATACTCACCTACGAACTCAACATTCTCATTGAAATCGCCATTAGTATGAGTCTCACCATCCCATTCGATAGTAGATCCCTTAGACCAGGAGCCTTCAATGTTATTAGTATACCTGTAAGCATACTCTAAACACTGATCAACACACTCACCAGGAGCCTGTACTACAGCCATACGTACCATCTTACCATCTGATTCATTGTGATAAACTGTAACTTGCATAATATCTCTCTCTCTTCTCAATATACCTTATTATGGACTGGACCCGGTTTTAAGGCAACTACTTTATCCATAAAAAAACCCACCATTTCTGGTAGGTCTAGGCATTGGAGAGCTTAGGGAGACGCGCGATTTCTAGGAAACTTGCACTTCTGTCGTTGTGCGCTAAGGCCCCCACGGAGACACAGAGAAACCCAGGTATACCCTATTAAAACCCCCGTATTATTATTTCTAATTTAATTTAAATAGGAAAAACCACGGAATCGCAATGATTAACACAAGAGGCATTACACGGAAAAGTACTACAAATGTAT